GTATTCGAGATTTTCGGCAAAACCCTCTATCCATAGATAGGTGGAGGTAGGCGCGCCGTTCGCGTCCGGTAGGCCGGTTAGCGATATCAGGGAGTGCATTTGCATATCCAATAGCGCCGCATACTGTCCGGCGTCTAACCCGTCCACGTCTACGGGTAGCGCCGGCATTAGCCACACGGGCGCACGATTCGCGGTCAAAATATCGTTACCCATAGCCTCCGCGTCCGCCTCCGCGGCTAGTTCCGTGGCTACCGTGTATTCGTACCGGCCGAATGCCGCTATGGAGTCGTCCCTTTGTCCTACGTAGCGCGGTTGTTCTCCCCCGTCCGCGTCCACGCCGTAACCGATAGACACCTTATTCACTAGGCCGGCCGTCGTCCGCGACCATTTCGGCGTCACGAGAATGTCGCACGAATCTAGTTCTAGTGTCGGCAATGTTCCGCGCCTGTGTTCGGCGTCCGCGTACCTGATTTCTCCGTCCCGTGTCGCCCATACGACTCCCCCGGCGTAGCCGGCCGTTTCCTGCGCCACGTCTAACGCCGGTTGGCTATCCACGTCCCGCGGGAGGATTTGCACGGTCCCCGGGTCCGAATACAACGGGTCTAATATGACGCCGGCCGCGGTCATAACCGCGGATACCCGGGCGCCGTCTAATTGTTGCGGCCACGGCGTATCTCCCACGACGCGCCGGCCTAGATCGGCTAACGGGCCGGCCGCTATTACCTGTACCGCCTGCCGGTTCGGCGTGTCCTCTCCGGCGTTTTCCCACGTCTGTTCTACGTCCGTAATTTTGCCGGCAAAGCGGACGGACGCCGGGTGCCCGGGAACCGTCGTGGTAACCGTGAGGACTCCGCCTACGTCTAGTCCGGGCGGATATTCGTCCGTGTCCGTGTCCAGCGAGAAATCGAATGTGCCGGAGTTGGGTTCCGGTTGCGTATCCGTATCGTCCCGGCCGTAATGAATTGCCACCCGGTCAATAAGGCAGGACACGTCCACGGCCGCGCCTCCCGCGGACGGCGTTAGCGTTACGACGTGGGTTCCAATCATGCGGCCGTCACGCCCATTCGCCTATCGTGATCGCCCAAAATGCGGCCAATCTGCCGCGCAACTCCCTCCGGGTCTAGCGCGCCGTAAACGTTAATGTTCACGCCTCCCGCGGATACGCCGCGCGTAGAGGCGCCTACGCGGGCGCCTACGCCGGCCACGGCAGGCGCCGGCGCGTAATACGTCCTAGGCGGAGGCGCGGCCGCGGCCCTTAGCCCTACCTTGCCGGCGATTTTGGCTAGGCCGGACGGCACGGACGGGAAATGAATTCCGGCTATCTTGCTAATCAGGTTTCCGACCCACCCGATTAGAGACTGTATCGCCCGAATCGTGCCGTCGATTGCACCTTTAGCCGCGTTAAACGGCGCGGCAATCATGCCGGCTAGGCCGGACGGGACCATATTGGATAGCGCGTCTCGGACGCCGGAGATAACCGCTTTGACCCGCGCTATGGCGTTCGTCCACGTTGCCGCGATTGAATGCGCCACGGCGGAGACTTTCTGACTAATCCATCCCCACACGGCGCCGGCTACCTGTTGCACGCTCCTAAACGACGATTTAATCACGCCGGCTACCCGTGAAACAACCGCCTGGATTTTCGACCAATTCCGGATAATGAGCGCGACCGCGATTCCGAACGGTCCTAGGATGCCGGCCAGCATCATTAGCCAATTCTTTTTGATAAAGTTAATCGCCTTCCCGACGATTCGCATAACGGCCGTCCACGCCTTACCGGCCGCGGCCTTAATCACGTCCCACTTTTTGATAATGATAATGACGACCGCGATTAGCGCGATAATCGCCACGATTACTAGGAAAATGACGTTAGCGGACATTGCCACGTTAAACGCTACTTGAACGATAGCCGCGATTTTCATAGCCGCGTTGTAAATGAGAATGGCGGTTACTAACGTGCCGATAGCCGCGGCTAGCGCGGTTACGATTCCGACATTTTGGCCGGCCCATTTCGCCACGGCCGCTAGTGCAGTAGCCGCGGCCGCGGCCGCGGGTAGCAACGCCTCGCCCAACGCCGCGGAGGCGTTCTCAAATTCGGCGGAGGCGATAGCGGAGGAACCCGCGGCCGTGTCGCTCTCCCGCGCGAATTGGCCGGCCGCCTTTGCCGTGTTCCCGTAAATCTGTTCTAGCGCGATAGTGGCTTTCGCGTTTTTTAGTTGGGACCCGGTTAGTTTGTCCTGTCCTCGTTTCGCCAATTCGGCGTTAACCGCCGTGGCGTTTAGGGATACGCCGTATTTCTCTAGCGGGTCATACTCCCCGCGCGCGACCGCGGCGTTAATAGCCTCCACGGCGTCCGCGGTCGTCCCGCCGAACGTGGCGGCCATATCTGCCGCGCGTTGCATGATTTTGTTGGATTCGTCGGCCGCCTGTGCCGCGGAGAACCCGCTATTTTGCAACGCCGCGCCGACCAACGCGGCGTAATTCATATAGGCGGATTTCGCTAGGCCCATACTCGACGCGGACGTTTCGGCGTATTTCTCGACTGCCGCGGCCGATTTCCCGTAGACGGAATCGACGGCGCCCTGTGCCTGCTGCAACGTGGACGCGGAATCTAGCGCGTGTTTACCTAGCGCGATTAGGGCGACTCCCGCGGCCGCGGCCGGAAGCGCCGCCTTTTGCATGACGGACCCGAATTTGGACGACGTTTTAGAAACTTTGTCCAGTCCCGCGGCCGCCTGTGTGGCGTCGGTAATGACCTTAATCCGGAGTAACGCTTCATTTGCCACGGCGCCGCGTCCTCCGTTCCATTTCTGCCGCCTGTTTTTCGAGAATGTCTAGAACCGTGGCTAGGGTCCTGTCGTCCTCGTCGTACCAATTAGCCGGCGCCGTTTGCGTGGCAATCGCTATCTCTACGCATAACCGGGCGCGGGACCCGGGAGGGTAGGGGAACCCGTCTCGTCGTCACCCTCCGCATTCAAGATGCGTACCTCTAACGCCTCCACCTCCCATGTTTCGTACGTGTATTCGGGAGGGATAGCGCCGGTACGACGGGCCGCGCTCCATGCGATAAAGGTCGCCCAAATGATCGGCGCTTCTGTCACGGGCGGCCATTTATGCTTATAGCGGGTCCGGTCCCACAGGACCATATCCGGGTTAGCCGTTTGGATTTCCAAATCGTCATAACCCTCGCGGATAACGAGAACCCGCGGAGTCTGTAGCCTAATCTCGCCCATTATCAGTACGTCCCCTTAACTCCGGCTAATACGTCGTCGGCCCAACCTTCGTACGTGTCCACGATTCGACCCGTGTTATTCCATACCTGTTCCGCTAGAAACGGTTGGGCCGCCTGCCGATATCGGGCGTATCCCCAATGGGTCCGGTTCGCATATACCAATCCGGACGTAATCTCCGCGCCGTCCGCCGCGCCGGCGTAGCGGACGGACGCCGCTAGCCGGCCGGTCCGTACGGGCGCCGACGAACGGCCGCGGGTCCCGACGAACGCGGCCACGTCCCGGGACGGCGTAGAGGCGTCCTGTAGGCGCCTGCCGGCCACGTGGAGGGTTGCCGTCAATGTGGCGGCACCCTCCACGGTCACGCGGTCAGTCACGCCGCGTCCGTTACCGGCTCGTCCGCCTGCGCCGCCTCCGCGCCTCCCGCCACGCCGTCCCCGTACGTGTAGACGGGTTGCCCGACAATCGTGAACGAAAAGTCAGACGCCATATATTCGCCCATTGTGTCCCCGCCGAAATCCAACGGGTCAATAACGAGGGTGCCGGCCGCCTTAGTGGCGGCCGTGGCCGGCGCGATAATGTCCGTATTCGGCGTGTACTCGAATCCCTGTTCCGATCCGGGCGAATCCTGAGATAGCGCGAACAAACCGGACGATAGTGCAACGTCCGTGTCGATATTCCCGTCCAAATGGAATGCGTACGTAATCGCGCCGGGTTTCGTCGTGCCACACAATTTCGTGACGGAATCACCCTCGTTTTTATCGGCCGCAACCGTGCACGAGTTAATGAGGCACGAAACGTCGATTTCGCTACCCGTGGCGCCAATCTTTAGGGTCCCGGGTCCTAACTTCCTAGTTCCGTCGTCCGGCATTTGTTTTCCTGTCTACGCGAGGACGGCCACGACGTACGGCCGTTCTAATTCGATAATGAGGTTGTCCAGCGCGATTCCGGTAGGTCCGTATTCGGACGCCTCCACGCCGACCATTCCTAGCGGGAGATTCTTGCCGGCAATCTGCCGTTGCACCCGGCGCAGAAACGCCTGTGCCAACGCCTCCGCTATTTCGTCCGTATCCGGGTCCCGGCCGCGCTCTATATTGCGGCCGTCCGCCTGTGTCGTGGCGGCCGCGGTCATCATGCGCGATAAATCCTCGTCGGATAGGGACGTTGCCGGGACCCGGACATAGGCGCGGACGGTCGCTAAATCGGGATAACCCGGAGGCATTCCGATCCCGTCCCACGTCGTTACGGCCATAGTTTCCCGCCTACGGCGCCGCTACCGGGAGGGTGAGCGGAGTGAAGGCGTCCGGGACCGTGTTCAGATAGGCGCAGAACCCGGCATATCCGACCAATTGGCCCAAAACGTCCGGCTCCTGTACCTGTAGCAACCCGTCCACGTCCTCGTAGAATTCGTTAAACTTCCCCGGGCCGGCGATCATTGTTCCGGCCGGGAAATGCGCGTCTACGACGAGGGACAGACCTAACGGGTTCCCGGACGTGCCGGTAATCGACAGGGACGGGAACGCCGGCAAACCGCTATTGGCGTTAGACATTCCGCCGAGACTTCCCCACACGTCCGGGGACACGTACAACGTGTCCGGCAACGTGTTAGACGCCTCTAGAGACGCCGCGGCCACGCCGTACAACGCGGCCGTAACGCTAGGTCCGTCTGCCGTGTCGATAGCCACGGGCGCATTCGTCACGGACGCAATAAACGCCGTGGAGGCGTAATCGCACGTTCGAATGGCATACACGGCCGCGAAATCCTCGAAAACAATGTTAAGGATTCCCGGAGAGGTCCATTTAATGTCCTGCCGGGAGATATTGAGGTGACCCGCGAACGTGTGCGCGCTAACCGGGAGTTTTCCGACCTTAACCTCACGGCTAGCGGTCAGGTCCTTTTCCTGTGCCTGTTCGTCTACGGCCACGTGTTGAGTAATCACGGGCCGGTCAAATGACCCGGCCGGCAACGCCTTACGGGCGCACGAATTGACGAACGGCCGCGCGGCGTCGATAAGGTTAATGACCGGACCCAATACGGGCCGCGGGATAATCCCCGGGTTATCGCTCGTCGTTTGGTGCGCGGTCGCGCGGTTGAGCCGCTCGACTGCGGCCGGGTCCTTAGTGACCATTGCACGATGCAACATGACGGCGTAATCGCCCGGGCCGGAGAATTCCCGCGCCACGTCGTATTCGTCGTCCTGCGCCGGCGCGGCCGTCGTCGTCTGGCGTGCGGCCGGCACCCGCTCCCGGAGTCCGGTTACCTTTGCGGACGCGGATTCAATGTCCGTGTGATAGGTAATAGCGGTTTCTAGTTCCGCCATACGTGACTTATCGCGGTCGATTACCTTTTGCTCGTCGTCGTTAATGTCGCGGTTTTCCTCCGCGGCACGGTTGGCGATTTCGGTAACGCCGGTCTGGATTTCGTCGTATTGCGAATGCAAACGGTCCAAATACACACCCATAGCGGGCATCCTCCGTTTAATGCGGGATTCTGCCCGGGTATCGGCTACACGGATTCCCCGGGTATCGGCTAGCGCGTTCTATCTGCCGGGTGTCGGGTGATTGTCCGGGCCGGGTATCGGGTCCTATTGCGCCGGCACGTTACTCCCTAGTTCAGCATTTGGATAGCCTGATATCCGACGATAACCGTCCCTAATCCTCCGGATTCCCGGGCGGCATAAAGGACGCAACCTGTAGCCGTGACGCTAACCGTCGTCACGGCGTCTAGTGCCTGTGGTGAACCGCCCGACGCGGTAGCGGTCACGATTGGCGCCGCGGAGAATCTGCCGGCCGGGAACGTGACGGCTAATGACGTAGGCGTATTAAGCGCGGTAGGCGCGGGAATGGTCACGACGGCGCCGCTCATCGGCCACCCGCTCCCCGTGGGTCCGGCCGGTCCCTGTGGTCCCTGTGCGCCGGCCGCGCCTGTGTCGCCCTTGGGACCTTGTGCGCCGACCGCGCCGACCGCGCCCGTGTCGCCTTTCGCGCCGGCTGCGCCGGCCGGTCCCTGTGGTCCCTGTGCGCCCGCTACGCCGGCCGGTCCCTGTGCGCCGGCCGCGCCGGCTGCGCCGGCCGGTCCCTCCGGTCCGGCCGGTCCCTGTGGTCCCTGTGGTCCTGGCGGCCCGGGTGCGCCGGCGCTAGTGCCGGCCGGCGCCGGCGCCGTACGCCGCGGGAGACTTAGTGGCATTAGCAAATCTCGCGTTCGGGAAAAGGTGAGGACTAATCATTGGGCCGGCCGCGCGTAACGTCGTCTCGCATTCCGTCCGGCCGTCGTCGGATATCGTGCCGGCGTCGTGCGGGTCCGGGAACATATCGCAATAGCAAATCATAGGATTATCACGAACCCAACCCGTCTAGGAACGACCGCAATTCGTCTAGCCGCGGCGTCCGGGACGGCTCGTTAATCATTACGTGTTCACGCGCGACCAATACGCCGGCGTTCGCGTATTGCGGGGAGGCGGTAGCGGCTACGTGGGATAATCCGCACGATTCCCGCCAAACTACCGCCCGCCCGTCCCGGTTTTCTCTCCGCGAACGATAAACCCGCGCGCTAACAGACCAATGCGTTAGTTCCCCGCTCCGGGCCGCCTCCGCGTCCGGGTGACTCCGGTTAATCCGGAACGCGGTTTCTAGGCCGGCGCCCGTTTCCCGCATATGCACGCATCGTCCTAGATATCGGTCCCCGTCGTCCCCGTCGTGTCCCAACATGAGGTTTACCCATAAACCTCCCTTAGAACAGTCACGATGAAACGCGCCGGGAGAGAACGCCTCCGCGTAGAACGTCGTTCCCCCGTCGTCGGTTACGTCCGCCTCCACGTCGTACGGCACGGCCAAACCCTCCACGGTCCAACCGTCTCCGGTTGTCTCCATATCGGGCGCGGCCCGGGTAATTACTAGTCCGGTCATCGTTTATCCCTCCACGGTTGCGGACGCCGGCGTTAGTTCCGGCACGTCCGCCGGCGTTGTCCCATCCTCCACGGACGCGGCCATAGGCGGCCGGCCTAGGACGGCGCGCGCCTCGTCCTTTGTCAGAATTCCGGCCGTGACGTATTGGCTTAGCGTCGTGGCGGTCGTCGTGGCGTCTGTTCTCTGCCGGCTCGTCCAATCGAACCGGACCTGTGTTCCGGCCGGCATGAGATATTTACTAAACGCGGCCGCGATAGGCGAGGAATACCTATCCACGCCGTCCCGGATAAAGTCAATATCCGCGGTTTCTACGTTCTGATAGGTCATCGTCGGTCCCGGGAGGCTGAATTTCCACGCCGGAATTCCTAGCATCATTCCCACCATTTCGGCGGTCCATTGCCGGGTTTCGACCAATTGCGATTGTTCGGCATTAGAGACAACGGGCGTGAGGACGTAGCCGGTAGGCAAAACGACGGGTTCGCGGGTATTGGTCATTTCCCGCCACGACGTTTTCAGGTCTGCCGCCTGTTCCGGCGTCACGAGATTAGGCGACTGTAGGACGGCAGGCGGGAGGGTGCCTCCGGCAAAGTAGATCCCGGAGTATTCCTCCGCGGCCAACGCCGACCCTAGCCATTCGCCATATTGGTAGAGGACGCCGCGGCCTAGGATTTCCCCCGAACGGTTCCCAAATGGGATATGCAACATATCTCCGCGGGAGACTTCCTCCCCGGCGATAATCCACGCCCAATTACCGTTAGCCGGGTCCTGTAATACCCACACCTCGTCCGCGGGTAGCGGGAGAATCCACCCGGGCCGGCGCGTCCGATAATCCATATCGCCATATAGCGCGAAATGGTTACCGTAGAGTATTCCGTCCTCTACCGCGGCCCAACGGTACGCCCACGGCGTCACGTCCGGATATGGGTCCGTCATTACTGCCGGTTGGTCCGGTAGCGCCACGTGGACGCCTAGCGCCGGGTCAAACCTCTCCGCTATCCAACGGGTTGTCGCAATCGCGGAGGCGATAAGCGCGACGCCGCGGCCGAACGGCGGATAACCCAACGCGGCGCGTTCGGTTGCCGGCGCCGGAGGCGTCGGCGTGGCGTCCCCGGTAAGCCACGCCCACGGGTCCGGGGGACCTAGCCGGCTGCCGCCTCCGTACGCGGCCCAACGGGCGGCCGAACGGGCGCGGAGGGTATCTGTCCGCATCTGCCTAACCGGCGAAACCGTCATATCGGAATCCTTTAATAAACGCTAATAGACAAAGAATGGTAGTGGCGCGGCAACCGGCCGGGTTGCCGCCATAGCGGCCCACGATGCCGCGCGGACAAGATCGGCGCGCACGCCACGATGCACGGGGACCAATCCGCCGTCACGGGCGGCCACCCGGCACCCGGTTACCTGTGCCGTTATCGTCCGGTCCCCGCCGTGGACTAGTTGCCGGCTATTGACCAACCCGCGCAATAGCGGGAGTCCTGTCCGGGTGTGACCCGCGGCCGCGGCGTGCGTTTCTACGCCCAAAGCCTCCGCGACCGCGGGCGGATTCAATGACACGCCGACGATAAGGATTGAACCGGCGCGGTCCTCCCGGGAATGTAACTCCACGTCAACCCACGTTAACGCCTCCGCGCGGTCGTTAAACGTGTCTCCCCATATCAGGATTTTGTCGTCCGATAACCGGGCCGCCACGCACGCGGCCGCGCCCAACCCGTACCAATCCTCTACCGCGATAACGACGGGACCCGGAGGCGCGGTCGCGGCTATGTCCGCGCACGCGGCCCACATATCCGCCGATACCAACGCCTCGTCCTTACCGGCGCCGGCCGCCCGTTGCCGCGGCCAGACGTTGAGAACCTGCGAACTAAACGACGCCTCCGGGTTGTCCTCCACGTCGTCCGGGTCCGATACGCCTGCCTCCACGCGCCGGTATCGCGCCTCTAGTAGCCGCTCCCGGCCCGGGGACCAATGGGGAGACGCCTGCCGCCACGCGGAACGGTCCTCTAGCGGCGTTCCTGCCGGCGCCGACCATTCCAATAACAACGTGTCGGCAGGCGTCTCCCACGTCTCTAGCGCGGCCATACGGCGTCCGAGCATTAACGACGTAGCGCGGCTATGCGCCGTGGACAACAGGACCAATTGAGGCGACTGCCGTTCCATCATGGTCGGCTCTATGCCGTCGTCCACGAGACGCGCCGGCATGTGCCACGTCTCGTCGGCTATCGCCATAGTGGAGGCGTAGCCGTAAACCGATTCCGACCCGCGGACAATCCAACGCGACTCGTCATCGGGCCGGGTGATTTCTTCCTGTCCGTTCGTCTCCCGAATCGGCCACCCGCGCGCCCGCGCCCACACCCGCGCCGGCCTATGCACCTCCCGGCACACGTTTAGGTCCTTACCCGTGTGGAGGATTAGTTGCGGTTCCCCGAACAACTCCCCGTGACATAGGCGCCACAAAGCCAACGCCCGGACTAGCCACGATTTGCCGACCTGACGTGCCGTGGACAGGACGACGGCCGGCCAGACCAACGCGCCGTGCTCGTCGTGCTCCAACGCGCGCACGACGGCCAACGCCTGCCAGTACCGCAAGCGCATACCCGTCTCCGCCTCTAGCCACGGGATAGCGGCCGGCCCGTAGGACCCAACCGCGGCCGGGTGCGGCCGGCTCATAAGGCGCGGCCACGCCGCGTTAGCCGGCACGTCTAGGAACGGGTGCACCCACGGCGCCCGACGCCACGCCACGGAATCGGGCGCCGGAGTTGTTATCCCCTGGTCCGGCCTAATATCGGCGAAACCCTTTGATAATGCCGGCAATTCCCCGGATAAACGGGGGAATTCGGGGGAGAATTCGGAATACCCGGGGAATGCGTGGCTTATGCCGGCGTTTGGGGAGGGATTCTGACCGGGCG